TGAGAATAAATGATAGCAACGTAAAGAGAATGAAAAAAAGCTAGGGCAGAAGGACAGTCACCTCTTCATCGCAAGAACTGTAAGCAGTTCACCCGGCAGCCTGGACTGATTGTCTCTGCAGTTTACCCTAGCTTTATTATGTGGTCTGATCATACCATACCAACCCAATAAAGTCAATATGGGGAAATTAAAGAACAAAAGCACTGGATGGAGACGGCGAGGTTTGTACTCGTCCGCTCCTACGCAGCCCAAGCCTACATTTAGTCGTCCTGAACTGGGAGCCAGTATCTATTTTGACAATAACACAAATTAGGCAAAAATGCAAGGAATATTTCGTTCGCGAGGTAAAAAATACGAAGCGAACCGGAGGATCTTATGACATTAAACATCTTCAAGGAAAATGCTGATTTCAGGCCACTCATAAAGGCTATAGACGCATACCTCAAGAAAGCGGACGAAAAACTGGCTGACGCGCTTGACGATGCCGGGTTCATATCAGCGGAGGAAACCGTTGAGGAAATAGGCGTTCTCGAAGAAGCGCTCGCAGGTGCGTTGAAACGGCAAACCAGACATATCCTAGATGCCTTAGAAAGCGTTGATGAGCTGCAAGAGTTCGCGGATAGCTGGGATTCAGTAAAGTTGCTTGACGACTGTGACGAATATATAAGTAAGGCCTTTTATGAGTCGTTCAACCTCAGCATACCAGAACTCGTCGTGAGGTACATTGCGGAGATAGACCCGGAGCTTGCCTCATCAATGATACACAAGTCGTTTGGCTCGAAGAAAACCTCTGCCAGAATCACAAAGCGCCTCATGGCATGGGTCCGGTCTTGGAGCATGGAGCTTGGCAAGCTGATGAAGCTCAGTACGCACACGATGATTGAGATGCTGCTGGCAAAGAACCTCGCAGAGGGCAAAAACGTGACCGACTTCACGCTGGACCTCATGGGATATCAGAGGGATGCTAACGGCCGGATATTGCGCGATAAGAACAATCTGCCGATTAGAGTAGCCGGCATACGCGACGAATACTACAGGGCCAGGCGCGTGGCTCAGACGGAAATGCTTACGGCTCATTCAGCGGCGAAACAGGAAGCGTTTCTGCAAAGCCCTACCATTGAAACGAAAATGTGGCGGCATGTCGGCAGCCACCGCAGCAAAGAAGGCGCGGCTCACCGCGAAAACCATGTAGCCATGGACAGGCAGCGGGTTCCCAAAAACGAGCCGTTTAAGCTCGAGGGGAAAGACGGCGAGGATTACGAGCCAATGTTCCCGCGCGACCCAGAAAATCTGTCAGCCGGGGAACGCATCAACTGCCGTTGCGGGATGCAGGGTATCATTTCTGATGACGACAACATTTTCGGGATGACGCTCGAAGAGCGGGAAGCATTACAGCAGCAGGCTATTGACGAGGATAACGATAAGTGGGACAAATACAATGAGCGCTGGGATCTCGGCGATGCGGACAGGGCGATCGATGACGCAAACGGGGCAAAAGCGGGAATAGAAGTTGATACCGCACCTACTGACGCAAGCAATTTTACAGACGGTCAGTCAAGTGGTAATATTGGAGAAACAATCGGAGAAACAGTTATCACCGAAGTAACGCCGATTGACTTTAACGACACGGATGCGGTCGCACAAGAAATCGAACAGTTCTGTAATAGCTTTGCGTTTGCGAATGTGGAACATGCAATTGAAATATCGCCGACAAACCAAGCGTATCATTTGATTGGCAATGAACACACCGTAGACTCCGGCATTATTGGCGCTAAAGCCATGTCAGGCAGTATCGGTGTTCATAATCACACAGTACAACCCGGACAAACAATGGGTGACTCTTTCAGTAGAAAAGACTTGTATTTTGCAGCCGAACATAGCACAGGACTAAGGCTTCTAGTTTCCGGCGAAAGGCGCAACGCATTTGAGTTCACAAAACCGTATACAGATAAAGAAATATACACTGCGTGGAAAAAGGCTGATAATAAAATGATGGAAGCTGCTTTTGTAAGTGGCGTGGACGTTAATTGGTGGTATGAGGGAATTATGAAAATCCTAAACGAAGATTTGGAAGGGTTTGAATTCTATGAAAACTTTTAAGGAAGAACATGCGGCGTTAATTGACTGGTGTAAAGATCGTCTTGAAGAAATTAGTATCCTCTATGATTTTGAGAAAGGTGAAGATGGGGTTGAACGTGAAATTGCCGAGCGTGAAATCCACATGGAATACCGCGAAAAAGTAAAAGAACTCAAGGCTAAACATAATATTACCGACTAGTTCATATCAACACATACAGTTAACCACGGAGTTGCCTTCCGGCAGTTCCGTGGTTATGGGAAAGGCGGAGGAAAACAATCATGGCCAGAGACGACTATTTCGTAATCGCATACCGTTTGCTGAAATATCTGTACGACTGCCTGAAAAAAGGCAAAACCCCGGACATGGAAGTTATAGACGCAGATTACTTTGGCATAGGTCATCCTTACTGGGAATACATAATCAGAAATCTAGCGCTCGAAGGGTTCTTGACCGGCGTGACAGTGTTTCCGGTTTTAGGCAAAACCGAAGACGGGGTGAAGATATCCGCGTCAATCAAGATTACGCCGAAAGGAATACTATATCTGGAGGAAAACTCGGTGTTCCAGAAAATAAAAGGCGCAGTGAAGGACATCGCCGAAATAATCCCTGTCTAATACACGGTAAAATGAAGAGCAGGACACCTCAGCAGGGGTGTTTTTCTTATGCCACAGAGAGAGGAGGTGAGAAAGAACATGAAAATTCAAAAGGCAGTAGAGATAATGGACGCCCGCATATCCTTTGTCTCGCTGGTCGCAAAGGCGGCCAACAAAAGGCAGTTCCTCATCACAAAGGCCGACGGCGGGAACGCGCAGTTTTCCACATATGGAAAAATACTCAAAGCCGATGCCGAAACGCACTTTGTCACCGGAATAGTATACGAACCGCTCACGGAAGATGCCGACGGCAACTTTATGACCGCCGCCGAAATCCAAAAAGCAGCGCATTGGTTCGCAAAAAACAGCGACAAGGTGGACGTGCAGCACAGTTATGAAGCGGTCGCGGGTACAGCGGTCGTAGAGAGCTACATAGCTCCATGTGACCTCACTATAGGCGATACGCCTGTAATCAAAGGGACATGGGTGATGACCGTGGAAATCGAAAACACAGAGCTTTGGGATGCCATTCAAAAGGGGGATATCTGCGGGTTCAGCATGGGCGGTGTCGGAAAATATAGCGAGGAGGATGTCAACTTGGACGGTATTGCAAAAACCGCACCGGCCACGGCTGCGGAGAAGGACACGCCGCTCACGGAACCGCAGAAAAAGGGCATAGTCAAAACGGTTCTGTCCGCTTTCGGTTTCGACGTGGTTGAGAAAGGCAAAGTGGCAGAGAATTATCTCTTGCGCACAAAGTCGGAGAACTTCTGGTACGCTTTCTATGCTTTGCAGGAAACGCTTTCCGGATGGGACTATGCCAACAATACCCGCGCATACACTGACAACGAGGAAACAGTCCGCGAGGCGCTTGCCGACTTCAACGCCATTGTGACGAACCTGCTTCTGGATGAAAGCATTACTAAAACGCTGTCCGAAGCCGCGCCGGTAAACAAAGCCGGCAAGAAAATCTCAACCGCAAACAAAAAGAAGCTTGACGACGCATATCAGCTTCTAACAGAACTCTGCGAGTCGTTCGACGACACGGCAGAGGAGGATGTAACAAAAAAAGAAAAGGAGGACCCAAGCATGAACGAAGAAATCAAAAAAGCAATAGAGGAGGCTGTCGCAAGCGCATTCGCTGCGCATGTGGAAAAGACTGCGGCACCTGCTGACGGCAACCCCGATGTTAAGCCACCCGAAACTCAAGTTACCCCTGAGCCCATTACCACAGAAGCGATACAGAAAATGATTGCGGAAACCGTTGAAAAGGCGTTTGAGGAACGCGGATTAAAGAAAGAAACTGCTCCCACCGGTGTTGATGCCGCAGCATCAGCGCTGACTGCAGATGAAGTGCAAAAAATGGTTAATGAAATTGTTGAGCCCATCCTGAAATCGCGCGGCCTCCCCAGCAACCTCAACAACGAAAGCTCAAAACAGGTAGAGAAGTCGTCGGAAGCATTCGATGGCTTCTTCATTTAGCCAACAAAGAATAGGAGGATTAATACAATGCCATTCGACAATAGGACGCTGATATCCAAGGCTGCGATTGACACATCGACACTCGGCACCGGAGGTGCCATGAACCCTGAACAGCAGAAGCAGTTCATGACCTTCATGAAAGACTATTCGGTATTTCTCAGGCGTACCGATATCATCAACATGCTTGCCACCCAACGCTACCTCGATTCCATAGACGTAAATAAACGAGCTATGCGTGCGCAAGTGGAAAACGACGACAACCCCGCCACCGGCACTGCGAAAACTAGACGCCGGAAACTGGTTGCGCAAGGGGTCATCATGCCTTACGACATTTCATTTCAGTTCATGAAAGAGAACATCGAAGGTGCGAACATTAACACAACGCTTGCCCGCCTGTTCGCGCAGCAGTTCGCCAACGACTCCGTCGATCTCGCCTGGAACGGGGACGAAGACGACACGGACGATTTCCTTGGGATTAATAACGGATGGATAAAGATTGCCACCGAGGACACGGACACGCACAAGGTTGACACGGAGGGAAGCACCGACTACCTAAACGTGGTTTTCCCCGCGCTCCTTTCTGCGATGCCGAGCAAATACTTCCAGCTCTATCAGCAGGAAGACAAGAATAAAATAACCATTTTCTGCTCGCATGCGGTCAACCGCGCATACAAGCAGCAGCTGCAGCAGCGCAACACCGCCCTCGGCGATTCCATGATTGTCGATGGTAAACACGTAACATATGACGGCCACGAAATATTCCCGGTCGGGTTCATGCCTGACGGCTTTTTCATGGCCACGCCGTTCGAAAACCTCATCTACGGCATTTTCGGGTCAAGCCTCCAGACCTATCACCAGGTCGTGCCCCGTAAAACAAGGCACGAGTACACGCTTATGGCTGACTTCGATATGGAAATCGACAATCCTGACGCTCTGGTTGTCGGCGATGAGATGTAGGGGGATTTGATATGTCAGATAATAAAACAGTAGAACCGGGTCACAGGGTAACTTCTGACGGCAACTCCGGATCTGTGGCGGATGGCGAAAGCACCACCGCCCTTGACGAGTTGCTGGAGAACGACATCTATCAACTCGGAATGGCACCGCTTGCTTCGGGGCAGCCTGACGGCGGCGAAACGGACATTCAGGGCGAAGGAGGTTCTGCCCCTGCTCCAGGCAGTCCAGACACAGCAACTGAAGCACAGGCTGCGCAAGAGAGCGCAGTGCGAAGTTACAGCGACATGACAATGGCTGAACTGCGAGCGTTGTGTAAAGAACGAGGATTGAGGTCAGCCGCAAATATTAAGAAGGAAGTCCTTATCGCCTCGCTTATTGAGTACGACGAACAAGCCGCAGCAGTTTCCGGCGTAAAAACCGAAGACGGAATGATTGTCGTCGTTCTTAAAAAAGGAGCCACATATTGCGTACGCGGAAAAGTATTCGTCAAGAACAAGCCTGTTTCTGTGGAGACAGAGCTTGCGGAGAAACTGGTGAGAACCGGAATGTTCGTAAAGGGGTGATCTCATGGCTACAAGGCCGTGGGTGCAGCCGCAGGAAGTCCGCGACTACACCGAAAACCCGAAGGTAGTTAGCCGCGCCGATGACAGGTTGAAAATGGATATACTCCGCGCTGAATCATATGTAGTCCGTTACACGGGCAACAGCTTCGAGGATGCCGCAAAGTACCCGGATATACCAGAATCGGTGCGGCTTGCCGTTATCCTGCTTGCGGAAATGTACGCAGCGTCCTCGGTGGAAATCGACAAAGGGAGTTATAAGAGCGAATCCTTTGACGATTACTCATATACGCTGTCGGATACCGCGTCGAAGCAGGAGAATATCGACCTCGGCCCGCTCCTTGACGAGTATGCTGTTTCGATTACCCGCAGCGCCATAAACATGAATCTACGCAAACTATAGCGAGGAGGGAGAGCATGGGTTTTAATGACTTTCTTAGGCATACATGCGATATTTACCATATACGAAAATCGGATGAATCGCCCGGTTACAATCTCCCTTCCTCGCCGATGTTCTCCTATCCGGACGAGCCTGACCTTAAATCCGTTCCGTGCCTGTTCAAAAGCGGCGGCGGTACAGTGACACGCTCTGAGCCGCAGGCGCGGTATGACGTAAGGACAAAATTATCTCTTCCGGCAGGTACTGATGTACGAATAAACGACAAAGTCATTGATCTTGATACAGGGTACGAATATACGGCGGAAGAGCCGCGTAATATACGCGGACACCATGTCACCGTCATGGTGTGGCGCACTGCGCAGCAAGGGGTGTTGTGATGGCTTACAACAGTATAACTCTGGATATTAACGACTTAAAAAGATTCCGTGATAAGTTGAATCAGGCTAAGAACGGCGGGTTCAGGGAGCATATTGCCAAAGCCCTAGGGCAGTTGGGCGATGAGTTTTTGAAGATTGTTCAAGACGAGATAATGCGGCGCCAAGTGGTTGATACAGGCAATCTGTTTGAAAGCTTTCATAGAGGCAGCAATGAGAACATAATGGAGTTTACAGCCAGTGGGATGAAACTGGAATTGGAAGTTGGCTCGCTCCTAGAGTATGCATCTTACGTCAACGACGGCCACTGGACAAATCCCGAGGGCGTTGTAATGCGCTTTGTCCCCGGCGATGTCAAGCTGGATTCTGACGGGAAGATAACAGAGTTTACCTATAACCCAAATCCAAAGAAAAAGACCGGGATGATGCTCAAACAGAAGTGGGTGCCGGGCAAACACTACTGGGAAGCCGCTCTGCGTCTTCTTGAAAAGAAATCCACCGGCATACTCGACAAAGAACTGCAGGATTATTTAGACAAACAATTCGGGGGGTTCGGCTGATATGTGGGGTGATGAACATGCTTGAACAGGAACTGGCCAGCGCGATAAAGTTCATACTGGAGCAGTCAGGAAACCCCGCGCCGTACTACCGCAACGTGCCGCAGGATTTCATCGTCCCGGCGGCTTACTTCCCCGTGCCGGAGATTGAGGCGAAGCCCTTTTCGCTCCATGCGTATGCGCTGACATACATATGGTTTGTCAAGTTCTTCAATAAGGACACACGTTCAGCATACGGCATGGGGAACCAGGTGCTTACGGCAATCACTGCCCGGAGGAACATCATTCCGCTTATTGATGCCGACGGGGTTAAAACAGGAAGGCTTCTTAGGCTTAAAGACCCGAAGTTGCGGGATGTTGACGATGGTGTCGTGCAGCTTGCGATTGAATGGGACAGCCGCCGCCCGTACCATACGGAGAAGTCCGAGAAGATGGCTGAGCTTGAACTAAGCGTATTAGCTGAATCCGCGCTTGACGGTGCGGTAAGCACACTGTATGGAGGCTATTGATGATGATACCACAGCTAAATGGACTTATAAACGAGAATACCTCAGACAAGAGCTTTTTCAGCGAGCTAAGGGCTTTTGTTAAGACAGCGGTTGAAAAATGCCCCGAGCTGCTTTCCGAGTGGATTAAAATAACCGAAAGGCACGGGCGAAAGTTCGCGATAGACAGGTGGCTTGACGAATAGCCGCACAACTAACAAACAGAAAGGGTGAAACACATGGCAGGAGGCACATGGAGGACACAGAACAAAATCATACCCGGCGCGTATATCAACTTCGAGACCGTGCCGCGCCCCCCTTCGGCGGTCGGCGACCGCGGCATCGGGGCAATAATGATCCCGCTGCCGTGGGGTCCGGAGGAAGGGCTTATAGACGTGCTCAGCGAGGATCTGATCGACGGCAGAAGCCTGCCAAAAATCGGGCTCATGGCAGCCGACGAGGGCGTGAAGCTGCTTGGCGGGATGCTCTCGTACTGCTACAGGGCGCAGGTGTTCCGCGCCGACACCGGCGGGAAGAATGCGGAATACAAGAAGGACGCGCTGACCATAACCGCGAAACACCCCGGCACGTTCGGGAACAAGATAACCGTCGTGGTAGAAGCTCAGGGCGACCAGTTCCGCGTTTCGACCGTCGTGGACGGCGTAATACGAAGCTCGCAGGTGGTGGAAAAGTACGAGGATCTGAAAGGCAACCCCTACGTGGACTTTGAAGGCGCGGGCGACCCTGCCGTATCCGCAGGGCTTGTCCTGGAAGGCGGCGAAAACGGGACGGTTAACGAAACCAAGCGGCATCCCCAGTTCCGCGACGCGCTGAAGAAGGCTGCATGGCAGGTAATGGCCGTTACCACCAATTCGGCCGCTATAAAGAAGGACGTCGCCGCGTTCATCGAGGAACTGCGCGACAGCCACGGAAAATACGTTCAGGCAGTCATGCCTAATTACAGCGAGGCGGATCATGAGAGCATTTACAGCGTGATAAACAGCTTTGACCTCAGCGGGGAAGACCTCACGCTTGCCGATGCATGCGCCATTGCTGCCGGCATAGTTGCAGGGGCTCCCATAGCAAACTCACCAAGCAGGAGCGCAAGCAACACCGGGTTTGTCGTCAGGGGGGCAGGCAGGGTTGTCGGGGAGCTTGACGAGCCTACCGTCATCGAGGCGATAGAATCCGGCCACATCGTTTTCGCACGGACTGCGGCAGGCGGCGTGAAGCTGGTAAGGGACGTGACAACGCTGCGGACGTTCACGGACAAAAAAGGTAAGGCATTCAGCAAAGGCCGCCTAGTGCGGACCTGCGACGGTATCGGCTCATGGGTCAAACTGCGTTGGGAAACGGTCTACGAAGGGCGCGTCGACAACAATGAGGAAGGCCGCTCAATGCTCCGGGCGGATATCATAAGCTACCTTTCGGAGCTGCAGGGCATGGGCGTCATACAGAATTTCGCAGGGGCTGAGCACGTTCAGGTACAGCAGGGGGAAGAACTGGATTCCGTGCTTGCCGTCATTCAGCTATGGCCGGTTGACAGCATGGAGTTCCTTTACCTGACCTGCCTGATTAACTCATAGGAGGATAGACGATGGAACATTTACAGGGAATTGACATCATATCCGGCCGCGAGGGGAAGATAATAGCCACCGTGGATGGCCGGCAGCGCGTATGCGCGGAAATAAAATCGCTCAGGGCGAAAGCGGACAAGGAGAAGAAAGAGTTCAGGGTGCTCGGCTACCGGGGTAAAGTGCATAAAGCCCTCGGATGGGGCGGCACCGGCACAGTATCTTACTATGTCGTCACATCACTGTGGGCTAAGATGATGGCTGATTACGCGAAGACAGGCATCGACGTTTATTTTGACATTCTTGTGGTAAACGAAGATCCCGCATCCGGCGCAGGGCGGCAGTCCGTCCTTTTGAAGCACTGCAATATTGACGGCGCGGACGTGGCAGTGATCGACGTTGACGCGGATTCAATCGAAGGCACGTTCAACTTCACTTTCGATGATTACGAGATTGTCGACGAGTATAACGAGTTCCCGTACAGATAAGGAGGATTTCAAATGTTAAGCGAGAGACTGGACGCATTTCTAAACTTGCCGGACGTCAGCACTGTAACAGGCACGGTGAGGCTTCCGCGCCTGAACACGGACGTCACTATACAGGCGATGAGCGAAACCGCATGGCAGGAGTACAGGCAGCTCAGCAAAGTTACGCAGGAAAAAAGCAAAACCGCAAAAAACATCGAAACTGTAAATCTGCTAATAGTTGAAGGCCAGTGCACAGACCCTGATTTCAGCAACGCCGATTTTCTTTCTAAAGCGGGGTTCAGGTTAGGCAGGGACTTCATCAGGGCAAAACTCCTCCCGGGGGAGATAGTGAAGATAGCGGACGCCGTGCTCGACCTGAGCGGGTTTATGTTTAACGAGGCAGACGACGAAGAAGCAAAAAACTCCTAAAGGAAGACGGGGAAGCCCAGCTGCTGGAGTATCTGCTTCTCCATACTTCATACACCATTGAGGGTTATGTCCGTCTTCCCATTAAACATAAGCTGCTGTTGAAGAACATCATGGTAAACGAGATAAGGCGGGAAAAGGATTACAGCTATAAAATGGCGCATCTGGCGCGTTAAGGGAGGTTTCCGGCATGGCAACGCTATCGGCTATATTTGCGATGGAAGACAAAGTTTCTTCAGTCCTGGGCAAAATTGAAAGATACGCAGCCGCTGCCTCCCAGAGGTTCGAGGGCGCAGCACAGAGCACTGACTTATGGCAGGGCAGGGTGGACAGCGCGAATGCCACACTGGAGAACATGGTGCTCCGTCTGGCTGCCGCTGAAGAAGCGCAGGGGAAGCTTGATGCCGCAGCGCAGTCATCAAACCCGGAAGAATACTTCGAGGCAGCCACAAGTTCAGCGTTAATGACCAAAGATGCGTATGCCAAGCTTGCGGCTCAGTATGAAAACCTCTCGCTAAAACAGGAGCAGAACGAGCTTAACCTCCATAAGGCCATTATCGCACAGGAGAACGCGGAGCAGAAAGCCGCCAGCCTTAACGAGCAATACCGGGCTGCTTCGGAAACCGCCTCCGCTTACGCTGACGCGCAAGCCCGCGTCAGCGAGATGGCGGCGTATGCCGCAGACGAACAGGACGGGAGACTCACGCCCGCCACAAACAAGTACGAGATGGCCATGCAGCGCAATCAGGCGCAGCTGGAGATTACTGAGCAGCGCATTGAGGCATACCAGCAGAAGATGAACGACCTCACGCGTAAAATGCTGGAAAACGAAGCCGTGCTGGAGCGGCTTAACGAACTTCAGGCCGGTTCATACAGCAGTGCGCGCCAGCAGGAAATAGACAATATTATCGCCCAGCAGGATAGGCTAAACCAACAGTATGGGCAGAGCGTCATACAGATACAGGCGGCGGAGAATCAGCACCGCATGGCGTTCGGTCGTATGGCACAGGCGACGCAGCAGATGAACCCGCTGATAAACGGTATAAATATGGGATTGCGCGGGCTTTCCGGCAATGCGCGATTGTTCGGAAGCGTAGCTCAGCAAGCCATGGCAGCAGCAGCTACCGGGGCCCGGGCTGCCACCGTGGCATTCGTTGCGATGAATGCCGCCGCGACAATAGGGATCAGCCTTCTCATCCAAGGCGGGATTTCATTATTTCAGAACCTGACGCAATCTGCGGATGAAACGGCGGGTTCGGTCGAAAGGCTGGACCGGTCCACACGCGATTACGGACGCACAGTGACAGCCCTTACAGGGAATATCAGGAGCCTTACGCCCGAAATGCTTAACATGGGCGATACGGCATACAGCGCTTTGGAGTCATATTTAAAGACTAAGGAATCCACCGAAGACAACATTACTCAAATGCAGGTATATGCGTTCCAGATGGAGCGGAACGTGGCAGAGATAGAGCGCCTAACAAAACGGTCTTCCCTGCTCGCGGAGGAACAGGAAAGACTAGAATACCTGATGGCGCGCACTGAGGGGATGATGCCGGGCATTATTAACCTTATGCGCACCGAATCCGGTGAGCTGGCGTTCCAGCGCGACCGCGTC